CCGACTATCGTCACATTTACCTTGGAAGCGACATCCGACAAACCTTGCAGTGTTTCCGTGGTCAGAAGCAACAAAGCGGTATCGAGTACGATGATGTCGTTTGCCCCAATTGGCAATGCAGAAATAATACGGTTAGAAGCAGTGGCTGCAGAACCGATAGCCAAAGTCACCGTGCGGTCCACCGTGTCCGTATTGCAAATAAGAATCTGCTTACAGATATATGTTTGTCCTGCAGGAACCGTCACCAATGTAGTTGTTGAAGTGCCTAGTTGGGTTGGAGCACAAATCCGTGCTTCTGCTCTATCTCCTGATGCCATTTTAGACTCCTATTTCCATTACTAAAAGTGCTGCGTTCTTACTGCTAGTCATAATATCAGTACTGACTGTTGCGTTTATCCACGCGCTACCGTTCCATTGTAATACTTGTCCTGATGCGGCAGAAGTAATCGTTACATCACCAACGTCATCAAGGATGGAAACGCTTGGTATAGCCGCCCAAACCAAACCTGTCGTTTCAGCAGAATCAGCCTTTAGAAAATAACCGTTTGTGCCCACTCCGAGACGACCAATAGTATTGTCGGCTGTTCCTGCAAGCAAGTCGCCTTTGGCATTGATTGTGTTGAGAAGAGCGTTGATGGGAACTGCACCCACCTCAGTCCATGCAGAACTGTAGTAAACGTATGTTCCGCCATTGAGGGAGTTAAACCATATTTGACCTGTAATAGGCGAAGATGGCGCGCTGTCCGAAACAACCGCAGCCATTCCTGAAGCGCCTATTTCAATCCATTGAGAATCGTAGTAAACAAAGGTTTGCGCGGTGTCTGACTCAAACCATACTTGACCAGCCGTTGGGCTAGCCGGTGCTGTTTCAGAAATGGTTGCGCCACCAGCGCCAAAATCTACATATGTGCTTCCATCATTGGTGAACTGCCACTTGTCATCTGTTTCATTCCAGCGGAGCGATACATTTGTTGATGTGCCACGCTCGATTTCGATTCCAGCATTTAGCGATGGTGATGCAGACACATTGGAGTTAAGGACAATAATGTTGTCCTCTATCGAGAGGGTCTCTGTGTTTAGTGTTGTCGTGGTGCCATTGACCGTTAGGTTTCCACCTACGGTTAAATCTCCGGTGGTGTCAACTTTTGCAAATGTAACCGAAGCAGAAGTCGCTACTGATTGGCCGATTGCGACCGTCGGAGTTGCTGTTTCTCCAGAGTTGTTGGTAAGGGTAACGCCAGTTCCAGCAACGAGAGACGAAACGTAATCTCCAGTTGTTTTTGCACCAAGAGCAACTGTGTTGTCTGGAAGAACTACCGTTCCGGTGAAGGTTGGTGAAGCAAGTGGGGCCTTATCATTTAACTGTGTCTGAATAGCAGAGGTTACTCCGTCGACATAGTTGAGTTCCGTTGTCGAAAGCGTCGCGCCGTCAAGAATATTTAATTCGGCAGCAGTAGATGTAACCCCCGTCAAATCCGTTGGAGCAATGGATATGTTTGCAGAGCCATCAAATGATTGACCAGCAATCGTGCGAGCCGTTTGCAGTGTTGTTGCTGTAGAAGCATTGCCAATTACTGGTGCCGTGACAGCAGCGAACTGCACCGATGAAGATGTCCCAACGGCCTGACCAATGGAAATGGTTGCATTAGAAGCTTCGCCAGGATTGTGGGTAATCGTGACGCCAGTTCCTTGGGTAAGGTCTGACATGTAGTTTCCAGTTGTGTCAGTTCCTAAATCGACAGCATCGTTAACCCACGCTGAGCCGTTCCACTTAAGGAAATCACCAGAGGTTGGAGCTGATGCTGAAACGTTGCCAATGTCGTCGAGCGCGTTAATAGTTGGAACAGAATCAGGAACCCAATTTGTTCCATTCCATTTTAAGAACTGTCCACTCGTCGGCGATGCTGAGACAGTATCGACATCTGCAAGTGCATTGATTGATGAAGATGTATAAATCCCGTTTGTTACGGTTGACGCATTCCCTGTTACATTTCCAATGAGGTTTGCGGTGACATTCGCAAAAGTTACAGATGCAGATGTTCCAACTGCTTGACCAATGGCAACCGTCGGACTCGAGCCTTCTCCTGGCGTGTGCGTTACTGTAACGCCAGTACCTTGTGTTATGTCTGAAACATAGTTCCCAGTCGTGTCTGTTCCGAGCTCAATAGACCCAAGCGCAGCTATGTCCCCGTATGTGGTGCCGTCGTTCGTGAACTCCCATTGGTCGTTTGTTTCGTTCCAGCGAATGAGAACATTTGCTGATGTTCCGCGCTCAACTTCAATGCCTGCATTCGTGGATGGAGAGCCAGTCACATTACTATTCAGAACAACAATGTTGTCCTCAACGGCAAGGGTCTCTGTATTTAAGGTCGTCGTAGTTCCGTTTACCGTTAGGTTCCCACCGACAACTACATCCCCAGTGGTTTCAACTTTCAAGAATGTTACCGAGGCAGATGTTGATACATCTTGGCCAATAGCAACAGTCGGGCTTGAACCCTCTGATGGCGTGTGAGTGACCGTGACTCCAGTACCTTGAGTCAGACCAGAAACATAGTTTCCCGTAGTATCGGTTCCGAGGTCAATCGCGTCATTTACCCATGCCGTGCCATTCCATTTCAGAAACTGACCGGTGGCGGCGTCTGTGATTGTTACATCGGTAATGTCGTCAATGGAGTTGATTGTTGTTCCAGCATTATCGGCCGCATTGACCCACGCAGAACCGTTCCACTTGATTACCTGACCGTTGCTGACCGCCGTAATAGTGACGTCGCCGACATCGTTAAGCGTTGTCAGCTGGAGCGCAGAGGTAGAAGAAATCCACTTAGAACCATTCCAGCGCCAAGTCTTCCCGGATGCCGAGAACTCCTGTCCAACGATAGGGGAATTTGGGAAATCTAATGCCATGTTACCTGTCTTGATTTATCGACTCTGGACTATCCAGCCACCCATTATCTCATAGAGAAACCGTGGCAAACGGCATTTTTGCCATGGCATTATTTTACCCTAAACCGAGAGCGAGGATTAGTTAGCGGGGATTTTTGACCATAGCCCTATAGGACATTCTGAATTTCGTAGTTTTACCTTGACCTTCATAAAGCAGCCACATTTTTTGCAGGTTGCTGTTGGTTTGAAAAGATGGTCGCAATCTTGACATATTGCAAAACGCTCTTTAGGTGTATTGGCTTCCATGATTAGTCGGCAAACTCGTCTGTTATGTCACCGTACAGAGCTTCGTTTGAGACCCATGTCTGTGAAGATTCAACCCAATTATAAGAGCCTTCCGGCTTTGGTATTGGCGCTTCCCATTCGTGGTCGGGATTAAGAACCCAAGATGCAAAAGGTTTTCCCAAAACAAAAATATCATTTATTGGGTCATACGTTGAACCGACCTCTGCATACTGTTTTCTAAAAGAGTGGCTATAGGACGTTTGAACCCACCGAGTATCTGGAAACAGGGAAGTAAGGAAGTCTCTTCCAAGTTGCTCTTCCTCGGCTCCGTGTTCATTTAAAATAACCGAGTTATTTACAACTACAACATCTATGACAGTATTAGTTTCATCAAGTTTTGCAAAATGAGCCATATTATATTGTTACCGTTCCCGTTCCTGTAAAGCGATATACATGGTACCCGCCTTCCAAAGCGTAACTTGGGCTTCCGGTAGTTGCACTTGCTAAGGCAAAAGTTTCTGGGTATCTAATTGCACAGATACCAGAACCGCCAGCGCCGTTATGTGCTGTACCGCCACCTCCAGTATTGGCTCCGCCAGAACCGCCCTGGACGTTTCCGCTAGACACATACTGACCGTAACCACGAGCTCCGTATGTAGTACCAGAAAAAGATTTTGAAGAATCTCCACCATATCCGGAGTATTGGAATCCAGAACAGCCTCTGTTTACACCACAACCATTTTGTCCGTTTGCCCCAATTGCGCTATCAACTGTTGCGCCGCCGTCGCCACAGGTTCCACCGCCGTCACATGAGCCGCCGCCACCAGAGCCACCACTACCGCCGTTGCCGTTGCATGAACCACCGCCGCCGCCGCCAGTAACGGAAGTACGGCCTGTCCAGCCGGTACCGCTAACAGAGGACGTCCCACCACCAGCTCCGCCAACCGAGAATGTATAAGTATTTCCAGGAATAACGGCTGATGAACCAGTAAATGTTCCGCCGCCACCGCCACCGCCAGCAGTAGCTCCACAAACAAGGGATGGTGCATTTCCGCCACCACCCACAAGGATGTATTCAACAGACACGGTTGGAGGAAGGCTGCCAAGAAAGAATGTTGCTACGGAGCCAGTGGAACCCCTATTTGAGCGTGGTGCTAAGACGCCACCAGATATTGCGCGACCTCCAGCAGTAGTACCTAAAAAAGTAGGCATTATAATCCCTTAAGCAATTACGTTGACGTACCCGCTGATGCAAATAACGTTTGTTGTTGCAGCAAAGGCTCGAACAGTCAACGCGGAAGCATTGCCCTTAATCAATAGACCAGGAATAATCAAGTACAAGCCGTTTTCTGCTTTGACCGTGTATTCAATCAAATCATCCGGTGAAGCAGCAGCGCCCCACTCAATGGTGAGTTTGCGGTCTGTTGTATCGGTATTTACTGCATACAGCCACACTTCGTGAAGGTGCGCTGTGTTCGTAGGACCAGTATGGATGAGCGTACCCGCAGTCGCCGTAGCAGCGACCTTGATTTGCTTGCCATCAGTCGAACCGCTAAGAATTGTTTTACTGAATGTTGCCATTGTGTCTCCTATGCAAAGATTCTGTTACTTAAAACTATTTGGTCGTCTTCCCAGCCAGTAATTTTTGTTGTTGCGATAGCTGCACCGGACGCAATATCAGCATTAACAATAGACGTCCCAAGGCTTAACTTGCTATAGGCAATCGCAGCAGAAGCATTTACGTCGGCGTCCACGATAGTTCCGTCAGCCAACATAGTAGATGTAATGGTGCCCGTAGGGGCGCTGAAGGTGCCGGTGAATGAAGCGTTATTAATTGGTGCTTTTGCGTCTAACTGAGTCTGGATGGCAGAGGTTACGTTGTTTACATAACTCAATTCCGTTGCAGATACGTCACCAATAGAAGTAGTGGAAGGAAGAACAACAGTTCCCGTAAAAGTTGGGCCAGCCGTGGTGGCCAGTCCTGTGACCGTTCCGGTGTTGCCGTTGATGGAAGTGACACCGCCTTGGTAGGCAAGACTGTTCCATGCCGTAGAACCATTGCCAAGTTTGAGCTTGCCTGTGTCGGTTTCTCCGCCTAGCTCGCCAGAGGCAAGAGTTGGATTGGCCGCCGTCCAATTGGCCGCCGTGTCCCTACGAATCAGTATTCGTCTAATTGTCATTACGCACTACCACCATCATCTACAAAGGAGGAATTAAGACTTGAATCGGAAAATCCCCCGTCAGACACCGTCTGAGCAAGCACTTTCCATACCCCATCATAATACAGCCAAACCCTACCGCCAGCTACGTACTCATCTCCAGAAGATGGAGAGTTAGGGAAGTCAATTGGTGCGGGCATTATTCCTCTATTGTATCTTGGTTATAGGTAGTCATGGACTACATATTGTGCGCCAACAACAGAACTAAGCAACATGATTAACTTGCGTATCCATAAATTGAATAAGACGAAGTTATTGTTCCAGCAGAGGGTGTTATAACAAATCCATCAAACTGTGTTGTGGTATTGAAACTTCCCATGGTCCAAGTTGCTCCAGCCGTTGAACTCCCCCAACCCTGAGTTTCCATTTTTACATGGCTTGCAGTAGCAACCTGCGGAGCCATAAATAAAATGTTTATGTTGCCCGTAAGATTCCCACCAAAACCCATGTCAAAAGACGTTCCGTTGGTTACATAAACTCTTGTCGGACCAGCACCAGAAGTATTTTCAATAGAAGAATAAATATAATTGCCAGAAGAGTTGGTTGAACCAGAGGTCCTCAAACCAAGAGACAAGGATGTGTTGTCGTTCCCAAAGGCTCCAGAAGCAACAAATAGATAGTTTCTAAATCCAGAAGTAAAAATTGAATCAACAGTAATTGTTGACGCGGCAGAATTTGACGCTGTTGCAAGTAATTGGATTCCTGGGGCGGTAGTACCAGTCTTGTACACCCAAGCCGACGCATCATACACAGCAATCTTGTCTGTGTCTGTTTCGTAAATAACTTGCCCGTCATACGGTGACGCAGGGCGAGTAGTAGATGTGCAGACACCAGGTTTGATTATGGATTGTGCGCCGACAACAGAAGACAAAGGCATTATGCGATAACCAAACTTCCTGTAGAATTGAACGTGTGAATAGTATAGGAGCCAGACGTTGAGGATGTCCCACCAGTAATGGTTTTCCCAGCAGCATCCGCTGTTAGGTAACGAACAATCACTACACCAGAACCACCAGCATTGGCGGGGTCAACGTTATTACCTGAACCTCCACCTCCTCCACCTGTATTCGCTGTACCCGCTACAGAACCACCAGTGTTAGTTCCGCCACGACCACCGCCACCCGCGCCGCCAGCACCAAAACTCCCACTATTTCCGCCGCCTCCGCCGCCGCCTGCACGGGTCGTTGCTGTGCCATTTATAGAACTAGACAATCCTGTGCCGCCTGCTGTTACACCATTGCCAGCGGCACCAGCACCACCTCCACCGCCACCAATATACGCTCCTCCACTATTTCCAGTCGCGCCGCCATAACCCTGACCAGTTGTACCAGCACCACCAGCCATACCGACACCAGCAGAACCACCTCCGCCAGAACCGCCAGCGCCACCGACATTATTCCCTAAGCCGCCGCCCTTGCCTCCACCCGTAGAAGTAATTGAAGTAAATATCGAATTACCACCAATTGTGTCAACTGCTCCGCCGCCACCCACAGTCACGGAGTATGTCCCAGATGCAAGACCCATTGCTGCTTCAGCAGAAGCACCACCACCAGATGTTGCGCCGCTTACGTTTGTACGATATCCGCCCGCTCCGCCGCCGCCGCCATTGTTTGTGGAGTTAACTTGACTTCCACCGCCACCGCCACCTGCGATGACAAGATATTCAACAGGTAAAAGAATTTCATGGGTGTACCCATCAGACCATGAAGAACCCAACCAAACTTTCATCTTGTTGGTATCAGTCTCAAAAATGACCATACCCAAATACGGGTTCGCAGGGCGATTAGACGACGTACAAACTCCAGGTTTAATTCCTTGGGTGGTTGCTGTAACAGTCACGACAAAGACTGCCCGCTTGACCAAGCAGAACCCAACCAAACTTTCATCAAACTTGTGTCAGTTTCAAAAATGGTTTGACCAATAAACGGATTAGCAGGGCGATTAGATGAAGTGCATACTCCTGGTTTGAGTCCTTGTGTGGTAGCAGAAATGGTCATGAGAGTAACATCCTTGCTTCATCGGCTGTGATACCTAAACGGTCAAGAACTGCTTGTTTAGCGGATTTTTGTTCGGCTTCTAGTTCCGTCGCGCGTTTTGTTATTGCAGTGACTTGTGCCGTTGTTAAATCTGTTCGTTCTGTTTCTAAGCCTGTCCACATAGTGCCGTCGGGTTCAATGCTTAACGGCGCTAAGTCAAGTTCAACGGCGGCAAGATGCAAAAGAATTGTGTTCATTAGATTGCCCAAACTGTTATAGAACGATTTGCATATTCGCCAGTAGAAGCGGAAGTTTGTCTATATTTTGCAGTAAATGTATTGCTTCCAGCAGTCAAAGTAGTCAATTTTGTAAGCATGGAAATGCTAGAAGCGTTGTAGCCGCTATCCGCGCTAAGTGTTCCCCGAAAATTATCTGAAGCGGCAATAGTGGTAGCACCACTCACCGCGAAAGACATAGCACAACCAGGACCGACGGAACTTGTATTTACATAACCCGCAATAACAAGAACTAGAGCGCTCGTTCCAGTTGTAAGAGTTACCGCTGGGCCTGATGTCGCTAAATCTGTGTAACTTGTGCTTGTAGTTGTTTGAGCAGTCAATACTTGCGCCGAAGCCACATTGCTAATCGGGTTTACTGTTTCCCAAGCAGACCCGTTATATGCCTTAACCAAATTGGTATCAGTTTCGTAAACTACCTGACCATCAAAAGGACTGGCAGGGCGTGTAGAACTAGTACACACCCCAGGCTTCAACGAGCCAATACCGTAGCCAGCGTCAAGTCCCATTTAAGCCGTGACTTTTTCCCAGCCAAAAGCCGACACCGTGACCATGGCGGCAGTATCTGATAAACCTTGCAACGTTTCTCCAGCGTTTAAAACAATGGCGGTATCCCAAATCATCACGTCATTAGCGCCAATAGGCAAGTTCGACATCAATCTGTTTGCTGCTGTAGCCGCAGTACCGATAGCCAGAGTCACGGTGCGGTCTACGGTATCGGTGTTGCAAATAACGACCTGCTTGATGAGGTCGGCATAGCCTGCAGCGGCTGTAGCGATAACTGTGGTCGTAGTCCCTAGTTGAACCGGGCCGCCAAGTCGAGCTTCATTTCTATCCCCTACGGCCATTTTACGCTCCTATAGTCATTGTGATAATTGCGCCCTCAGTAGTCGTCGATAGACCACCGGAGGCAGGTATCTCAGCCCATTTAATTCCAGCGGACGCAGACGAGTCGGCCGTCAGCACATAAGCATTTGATGCACTTGATGCTAACTTTGACGCTGTTATTGCGTTAGTAGCAATTTTATCAGTAGTTATAGAACCTGTGGCGATGGTTTGTTCACCAACAATAATGACCCACTGTGTGCCATTGTATTTCCACGTAGTGGTATCTACGGTGAATTCGTCATTAAGGGATGGGGAGTTTGGGTAATCTATAGCCATTATGCCTGAATCTCTTTCCACTCTAAATTATCTTCATCCCAAGTATAGAACTTATCTCCCGCTGGTCTTGGAAAAGGTAGGAAAGTAGGTATCACTACATACATCCTAGAAGGTTATGCTTCCTGAAGCAGTAAAAGTGTATACCCTGTATCCGGTTGGGTTTGTGACTGTTGGCGAACCAGTTGTGGATGTTGCTAACGGGAATGAATCTGCGTAACGAATTATTACAATTCCCGAGCCGCCTGCACCCCCGTTAGTGCCACCACCAAATATAAAGTCACGACCACCGCCTCCACCACTACCAGTGTTTGCTGTGCCAGAAGCTGCAGGACTTACACCAGAAGTAGCACCAGCACCACCACCACCCGAACCACCGCCAGCAGCTCCATTTCCAGCGGCATCGCATCCTCTGCCGCCACCGCCTGCACGAGTTACAGCAGTGCCAGTTATTGAATTAGAAAGACCTGCACCACCAGTGGCATTACCTGCGCTCCCTGCCCCACCGCCGCCACCTGAACCTTGTCCATAACCCAAACTACCTGCCGAACCACCTGGACCAAAAGTCGCACCGTTACCGCCACCAGTAGAGGTAACAGAATCAAGTACAGAACTATTACCACTCGTCAAAGCAGCGCCACCTGCGCCAACGGTGACGGTATATGCCACTCCGGCAGAAACAGACAAAACTGATGCTGCGCTTCCACCTCCACCGTTTGTGGCTCCGACCACACTCGTCCGATAACCACCTGCGCCACCACCGCCACCGTTGTCCGACCCGCCTCCACCGCCACCTGCAATCACAAGGTATTCAACAGTAGATGCAGGGAATACTGTTGTGCCTATGCCACCAAAAGCAGGATTCAGCCAAGCACCGATACTTGTACCCACCCTGCTGCGAAGACCATAAGCCGACATATATTTAAGCTGTTATCCTATTTACATACCCGAAGATTGAGATTTGGTTTGCCGTCGCAGCAAATGCTCGAATAACTTTTGGTGTTGCATTGCCTTGAACCAAAAGGCCAGCGACCACAAGAACTAAACCACTCTGTGCGGTCAGTGTTTGTTTAATGACATCTTTCGGAGAGGTAACGCCACCATATTCAATCGTGAGCAAAATAGAAGACGAGTGGTTGTTGTAGGCATACAACCAAACTTCATCAATTGTTGTTGCGGTAGCCGACGCAGTGTGAATTGCCGTGCCAGCCGTAGCGGTAGCAACAACCAGAATACCGAGACCATCTCCCGTAGTACCTGCTGGTTGTAGCGCTAATTTACTTAAAGTTGCCATGTGTTATCTCCCATGATTGTAAATGCTATGACCATACTTGCGTGCCCAGAAAGAATTGGTCACTAAAAGCATCAATACCGCTTGTCCCTGAAGAAGCAGCAGTTAATCTACCTTGTGCATCAACGGTGATATTTGCCGTTGTGTAAGTACCTGCTGTTACGGCGGTATTGGCAAGTTTTGCCGCAGTTACGTTTGCATCTAAAATTTTGGCTGTTGTTACAGCATCAGAAGCAAGTTTGGCTGTGGTTATATTGGCATCTAAAATCTTTGCTGTAGTTACTTCACCTGTAGAAATAGTGTAGGCGTTAGCGGTAATCAACGACCAAACAGTGCCGTCGAATATCCACTTCTTTCCACCTGACGTGAAAGAATCATTTGTGGCTGGGGAGTCAGGAAAGTTAATAGCCATACTAAGATATTACTAGGCTTCCTGAAGCGGTGAATGTACGAATAGTGTAGGAACCTGACGTTGAGGATGTACCGCCAGTGACTGTATATGAAGATGCAGAAGCAGTGAGATAACGGACAATGACAACACCTGAACCACCAGCACCACTGTTAGCCCCAACAACACCTGTTTGCCCAGATGCACCACCACCACCTCCACCTGTGTTCACTGTGCCTGCTGTGGAGTTTGCACTTCCATACGCAGCAGCATTCCCACCTCCACCCAACCCGCCAGTTCCTCCAGCGCCAGCAGTCATGTGCCGCCCACCGCCACCTCCACCACCACGGTAAACTGCACTTCCAGTGATAGATGACTGAATCCCATCTCCACCATTTCCTGGGGCAGAGGTGCTTGTTGCTGTTCCACCAACTGCTCCCGCACCGCCGCCGCCACCTCCAGTGGCGGTTGCATTGGAAGCGCCGCCAGCAAAACCTTGCCCAGAAGTTCCAGCACCACCAGCACGAGACACAGAACTACCACCACCACCACCGCCAGAACCGCCCGAAACACCTACACCGTCATACCCACCAAGACCACCCCCGATTGAAGTAATGGTATGAAAAACAGAATTAGAACCACTGGTACCATCGGTACCAGAGTTAGAGGCATTCCCACCAGCACCAACTGTTACTGTGTATGTCCCAGCAACTAACGAAAGTGCGGTTTCCAGAACTCCCCCTCCGCCAGTTGATTCACCAGTGACCGAAGAACGGTAGCCACCTGCACCACCGCCTGCACCACCAGCAAATCTACCGCCACCAGCACCGCCAGCAATAACTAAGTACTCAATAGAGAGTGGCACAGAATGTGTCACGGTTGACCATGCAGTGCCATTCCATAAACACAACTTGTTTGTATCAGTCTCATAAATCATTTGACCAGTAAAC